AGGCGCAGGCCGACCTCGAGATGTTCCCGGCGCAGATCGACAAGCCCGAGGGCGTCAGCGACACCGACTGGGCCGAGCTCCAGAAGCTGAACGCCGACGCCACGGCAGAGGCTGCCCAGCAGCTCGAGCGCCGCTCGCTGCGCGACATGCGCTACGCTGGCCGGGCTACCGCTCGCGAGGTCAAGCGCCTGCAGGGCGAGGTCGCCGACAAGCGCAAGGCGATGCGCGAAGAAGTGGCTCCCGAGATCGAGGCCATGCCGGTCTATCAGGCCATCAAGTTCCTGCGCAGCGGCAAGGTCGACGGCGTCGAAGAGGCCGAAGAGTTCCACCGCCTGAGCACCCCGGATGTCCGGGCGATCCTCCAGCTCGAAGACGGCGAGCCGCTGCCCAAGTCGCTGAGCGGGATGACCTCGACCCAGAACGGGCTCAACCCGGAACAGGCCGCAGAGCTGCTGGGCTACACCTCGGCAGATCACCTCGTGAAGGACCTGCTGTTCGCGTCGCCGCTCAAGGATGCGATCGAGGCCGAGACCGACAGCCGGATGCGCGAGCGCTACGGCGAGCTCAACTCGCCAGAAGCCATTCAGGAAGCGGCGAACGCCGCAGTCCACAACGACGTCCGTGGGCGCTTCGTGGCCACCGAGCTGGCGATCGCCCAGAAGGCACCGGGCAAGAAGCGCGTGCTCGACGGGGCAGCGCGCCGCCTTGCTTCCGAGATGGTCGCCCGGCTGCGCATCCGCGACTTGCGGCCCAGCCAGTACGAGGCGGCTGAGCGCCGCGCGGCCCGCGCTGCCCAGAAGGCCGGGACCACCGACCTCGACGCCTTCGTGCGCGAGAAGCGCAACCAGCTCTTCCAGTTCCACGCTGCGAAAGCCGCGCACGCGGCCCGCGAAGAGGTCAAGGCGGCGCGCGACTACCTAACGAAGTTCGGCAACGCCAACACCCGCAAGGCGCTGGATGTCGACTACCTCGACCAGATCGACAAGATCATGGAGCGCTACGACCTCAAGCAGGTCTCGAACGTCGAGGCCGATCGGCGCAAGAGCTTGAAGTCTTGGATCGAGCAGCAGGAAGCCATGGGCTTCACCCCGATGCTCGACGAGGAAACGCTCGAGGAGATCGGGCGCAAGCCATGGCGCGAGCTCACGGTAGAAGAGATGCGCGACCTGCTCGACGGGATCAAGAACATCGAGTTCCTCGCGCGCAAGACCAAGCAGATGCTGTCCGCGATCGACAAGGCGAACCTCGATGACGCCGCTGCCGAAGTTGGCGAGACTATTCGCAACAACGCCTTCCAAGAACTCGAAGAGAACATCGACCGGAAGACTTGGTGGGAGGGCGTCAAGTCGGGGGTCGATGACTTCTTTGCGATGCACCGCAAGTTCGCGAACACGATCCACGTCTTCGACGGCAACAAGTACGGTGGGATTGCATGGGAGCGCTTCATCCGGGGGATGAACGCTGCGGGCGACGTGGAGACCACGCGCAACGTGGACGCGGGTGCGCGCCTGCAGGCGCTGTTCGCGCAGGTCGATAACACTTCGACCAAGCTCTACCTCCCCGAGATCGGCAAGTCGCTGTCGCTCGAAGCGCGGCTCATGGTCGCGCTGAACTGGGGCAACGAGACCAACCGCAACCGCATCCTCGACGGCGACAAGTGGAGCATGGAGCAGGTCGACGCGATCCTCAACACGCTCGACGCCAGCCACTGGGATTTCGTCGAGGGGGTCTGGGCCTTCATCAACAGCTACAAGGGCGAGATCATCGCCAAGGAGCGCCGGGTCTCCGGCATCACCCCGGCCATGGTCGAAGCCGAGCCCTTCCAGCACACCATGCCAGACGGCTCGCTGCGGATGCTGACGGGGGGCTACTTCCCGATCAAGTACGACCCGGATCGCTCGACGAAAGCCGAGCAGCACCTCGCGGCCGACATCGCGCAGGCCATGATGCGCGGTGCGTTTACACGCGCTACCACCCGGCGCGGCCACCTCAAGGAACGCGTCGACACGGTCAAGCGCCCGGTGCGCAAGGACTTCGGGGTCATCTTCGAGCACACCAGCCAAGTGATCCACGATCTCTCGTGGCACGAGTACCTGATCGACGCCAACCGCCTGATCGCCCACGGCGCAGTCGACAGCGCGGTGCGCGAGCACTACGGCCCACCCACCCTGCGGTGGATGCGCAAGGCGCTTGAAGACATCGCGGCGGGCGACGTGGGCGCGGCCAACGCGCTGGAGCGCGGGCTCACCTACATCCGCAGCGGGGCCTCGATCGCGGGTCTCGGGTGGAACCTGTGGACCTCGCTGCTCCAGCCGATCGGGCTCACCCAGAGCTGGTCGCGGATCGGGGCCAAGCACGTCGGTCGCGGGATCGCGGAGCTGTTCGGAACCCCGGCCCAGATGAACGCCAAGGCCCAGTGGATTTACGAGGTCTCGCCGTTCATGCGGTCGCGCGGTGACACGATGCAGCGCGAGATCAACGAGATCAGGAACCAAGTCTCGCCGAAGAGCCCGCTGCGCCAGACGGTCGAGAAGGCTGTCCCTGCGGCTGCGGTCGACGTGGTCGCAGACAGCTACTTCGTGCTGATCGCCAAGGCCCAGCTCATCGCCGATCTGCCGACGTGGCTTGGCCAGTACCACAAGTCGCTCGACGCTGGCGAAGGCGCTGACCGCGCGGTGAAGATCGCAGATCAGGCGGTCATCGACAGCCAAGGCAGCGGGCTGGTGAAGGACCTCGCCGGGGTTCAGCGCGGCGGGCCGTGGCAGAAGCTGTGGACCAACTTCTACAGCTACTTCTCGGCGACCTACAACCTGATGGCCGACCGCACCGCCGAGCTGCGCCGGGTGGGTCCCAAGGACCTGCCATACTTCGCGATCGACATCGCGCTGCTGTCCATCGTCCCGGCCACACTCTCCTCGCTGCTGCACCAGTTGCTCAAGGGTGACGACGATGATGACAAGGAGGACATCGTCAAGAAGGTCGCGGCAGACAACCTGAACTACACGCTCGGGCTGATGTTGGGGTCGCGTGAAGTGGGCGGCGCGATCAGCGGGATGGCGGGCTACACCGGCCCGGCAGGCGCGCGGGTCTTTGTCGAACTCGGCAAGTTCGGCAAGCAGGCTGGGCAGGGCGAGATCGACGAGCCACTCCTGCGCTCGGTCAACTCGCTCGCAGGCGTGCTGCTGCACTATCCGTCGGGGCAGGTCGACCGCACAGTGCGCGGGCTGCGCGACTTCTCCAACGGCGATGCGGGGCCAATGGCACCGCTGGTGGGACCGCCCGCCAAGAAGTGACCATATTGTAGCTAAAGCGGGGTACACAGCGCCATGACTATTACCTCAACTGATCGCATCGTTGGGCCGCTGGCCGCGGACGGGGTGGCTGTTGCCTTCCCGTTTGACTTCAAGGTGTTTGCGGACACCGATCCCGAGGTGACGCTGGTCACCAGCGGGGTCGAGGACCTGCAGGTGATTACCACCGACTACACGGTCGAGCTCAACGCCGACCAAGAGGTCGATCCGGGTGGCGTGGTGACGTTCCTGACCGCGCCTGACGCCGCCGCTGACGTGTACATCGGCAGCCAAGTTCCCGAGCTGCAGGAAGTCGAGTTCACCAACACCGGGGGCTTTTACCCGCGTGTGCTGAACGACGCGCTCGACCGTCTTACTGTTCTAATACAGCAGCTCTCAACCCAGTTGCTTCGCGCGGTGCGCTTCCCGCTCGGCGATGTGGGCGGCACGCTCCCTCTCGCTGCCGACCGGGCCAACAAGGTCTTCGCGTTCGACGTGCTCGGCGCGCCAACAGTGGCGGACGCGACGACCTTCCAAGGTGCTCCCGGGGACACAGGCCCGTCGGGCCGCACCATCCTCAGCGGCAGCGGCGTCCCCGGCGCGGGGCTCGGAGACGATGGCGACTACTACATCGACAACACCGCGCACTCGATCTACGGTCCAAAGACCGCAGGCGCGTGGGGCTCGGACACCAGCCTGATCGGCCCTTCGGGGTCTGGCTCGGTGTCGAGCGTGGGGCTGGCAGCGCCTGCCATGTTCACGGTCACCAACTCGCCGGTCACCAGCTCGGCCAACCTGACCTTGACCTTGGCCAACCAGACCGCGAACCGCGTGTTCGCAGGCCCATCTTCCGGGGGTGCCGCCCAGCCCGCCTTCCGCTCGATTGTCTCCGCTGACTTCGGGACGCAGCCCGCGATCCGCGTGCTTATCGGCCCGACCAGTGGTGGCGACGCGACCCCGACGTTCCGCGCGCTGGTCGCTGGCGATTTGCCGTTGGCCACCGCTGTCGAAGCCAAGGCGGGCGTTTCGACCAAGCCGATCGGCGTGGACGTCCTGTTCACCATGCAGGCTGAGCAGACGCTGACCGATGCGGCCACCACTGCGTGGGACATGTCGCTCGGCTTCAACGCCAAGTGGACCCTCGGCGGAAACCGCACGCTCGGCACCCCGACGAACCCGATCGCTGGTGTCTGGTACACCCTGCGTGTCATCCAAGACGCCACCGGCAGCCGGACCGTTACGTGGCCTGCCTCCTTCAACTGGGGGACCACTGGCGCTCCGACCCTGACCGCGACCACGCTCAAGCACGACGTGATCTCACTCTACTGCACCAACGCCGGAACGCCAGCCTTCGACGCCTTCCTCGGCGGGAAGGGCTTCTGATGTTTCCGGGTGGGGGCCACCCTGCAGGTTTCCCTACGACGGCGGGCTTCGCGCCGGTCACCAACTCATATGGGTCGGGGACCGGGGCTACCGAGACCGTGCCGACAGGGGCGACCAGCGTCACCATCCGCGTGGTGGGCGGCGGCGGTTCGGGAGCCAAGGACAGCAGCGGCGTGGGCGTGCCGGGGGGCGGTGGCTCCGGGGCATATGGCACCCAGACCATCGCAGTGGTTGGCGGCAACACTTTTACCTACACCGTGGGCGCGGGTGGTGTGGCGGTGATCTTCGACCCAGCGAACGGCTTCAACGGGGGCGACAGCACCGTCTCGGGCACTGTCTCGGGAGGGTCCGTGGCCATCACGGCAGGTAAGGGGTTCAAGGGCTTGGTGCTGGACGGTATGGATGGCGGGGGCGGCACCTGCACGGGCGCAACGACCGACATCCCGGGCAACCCCGGTGTGTTCGGCGCGGGCGGCGCTTCCGTGTACGGCGGCTACGGTGCGGGCGGCAGGAACCAGAACAGCTGGGGCAGCTCCACCGCAGGCGGCGCAGGCCGCGTCATTTTTGAATACACTTGAGGGGCACATCCGTGGCGAATACGTTCAACCAAGAGGCGATCGACGCAGACATCCGCCACATCTCCACGCAACTGGAGAATGTGATGCGCCGCCTCGACGCGGGGAGCACGAGCTTCCTCGAAGTCAAGGTCGCGCTGGCGGGGATCGAGAGCACCATGCGCAGCGTCACCAAGGAACTCGGGGCCTTGGCCAACCGGGTGACCGCGCTCGAAGCTGACTTCAACCAGCGCCGCGGGGAGCGCGGTGTGTGGGCCGCGCTGGTCAACAGCAAGCTCGCCGCTTGGCTCGTAGCCGCGGGGATCGCGGTGTGGGCCGCGTTTCCGCATGTGAAGGAAATGCCATGACCGAAGAGATCGTCGTCACCGCACCAGAGCACTGGCTGAACCAGCCGGGGTTGGACCTGATCCACAGCTTTGAGGGCTGCGCCAAGAAGCGGTCCGACGGGCGCTACGAGGCGTACCCAGACCCCGGCAGCCGCGACGGTCACCCATGGACAATCGGCTGGGGGAGCACCGGTTCGGACATCTCCCCCGGCACGATCTGGACCAAGGAGCAGTGCGACGCGCGCTTCGAGCGGCAGATCGAGCGCTACGTACAGGATGTGCGGGACGCGATCGGTAACGCGCCGACTACGCCCAACCAGTTTGACGCGCTTGTCGCGTTCCACTACAACACGGGCGCGATCAAGTCGGCGACCTTGACCAAGCGGCATGTGGCCGGGGCTTACGCAGGCGCGAAGGCGGAGTTCGCCAAGTGGAACAAGAACGACGGCAAGGTAATGGCGGGGCTGACACGACGCCGCAAGGCCGAGGCCGACCTGTACGCGTCGCTGTGACCCCGTCCGGCGAAAAACGCTCGTGGATGTACGGCATCGCGTGGCTGGGTGGCGGTGTCGCCTCGGGTGGCCTGCTTGGGTGGCTGATCTGGATCGTCGCGTACCGTGTCTGGCCCGCAGGAACCGAAGCGCAACGCCTCGGCATCCTCGGCCAGATGTCCTACGGGCTCCTCTTTCTCATGGGTTTCGTAACGCTGGGTCTCACGATCCGCAATGCGATCCGAAACATCAAGGGCACCGTGGCGGGCAACACGATTGAAGCTACCGGAAAGGACCACGAAGATGTTTAACCCATTCACCGCTGTGCTCAGCAAGGTCTACGCCGCCGTCGCGGTCTTCTGCCTGTCGCTGGCGCTGATCCAGACCGTGCGGATCGAGGGCTTCCTCTTCATCGGCGGCTACAAGGACGAGATCGCGTCGCTCGAGAAGCAGATCGCGGACAACGATCGCGCGAGCGACGAGGCGTGGGCCATCGCGCAGAAACAGGTCAAAGAGACCGAGGCGTACTACGCCGCAAAAGCCAAGGAGACTACCGATGTTGAGGCGACTATTCGCACTGTTTATGTGGACCGCAGCAACGCTAACGCTGGCCGGATGCGGGCAGACAAAGTATGTGGCGCACTCGCCACCCCCACCCCCGGCGGTGACCCTGCCCCCCGCGATAACGGACCCGGTCCCGATGCCGTCGTGGTTGCGCGACCCGACTACGACATCCTCGTCGGCAACACCGCCCGCCTCGAAGCCATCCACCAGTGGGGCGACGCGCTAATCAAGGACGGGCGGGCTGTCGTGGTGGGTGTTACCGGGCCTTAAAGATCGAGCTGGGGTTGCTTGCGCCAACTCTCGTCGGCGTCGCTGCGCCAGCGGACCATCTCTTCGGCTTCACGCTCGGCGGCTTCGACCTGCGACAGGTCGCTCGATGGGCGCGCGCCCTCGGCGATAGCCACACGCCGGGCCGCGGCCCACAGCCGGACCAGCGCGGGGGCCATGGGGTCGCGAGCCAGAAGCACGAAGGCGGGCTCGTCTGGCAACGCCGTTATGAAGCACGGGTCGCTCTCGATCAGTCTCTTGGTCATCTTAAATCCCTTTCCGCGCCTGCGCGGCGCTTTCTGTGTCGGTGAATAGCCCGAGATGCACGGTTTTACCGTCTCGCTTCGCGCACGCAGCCCACTTCCCCGCACCCTTGTGCCAGTACACCCCGGCGCACCCGCTCTTATTGTTCGAGTTGAGCCGAGTGCGGTGCCCCACGTTCTGTGCGTTGGTGGCGAGCCGGAGGTTCTCGGGGCGGTTGTTGCGGGGGTTGCCGTCGATGTGGTCGACTTGGAGTGGGTACGGGTCGTGCCCGTTGGCCAGCGCAAACACGATGCGGTGGACGTAGAGCAGTCGGCCATCGAGCCGCGCGTGGAGGTAACCCCGGCCACGCTCCGAAAGCGCGGGTTTCCCTGAGCGTCTCCAATAAAGGGTGCCGCACTGCGCGTCGAGCCGGAAGCGCTCGCGAAGCACGCCAAGATCGGGCAGAGGGTTCATCCTCTGCGTTTCATCGCGGCCAAAAGCACGTCTTGCACGCTGGCCTTGCTCGCGTGCCGGAGGAGGACGTCTTCGTCTACAGTATTCTCCGCGACGATGTGGTGTACATAAACCATTCTGTGCAGCCCGCTCTGGTACTGGCGCATCGGGCCGATGCGCTCGATCACCTGACTATACAATTCCATGTCCCACCACAAGCCATAAAAAACAAGAATGTTGCCGCCCCACTGCAGATTGCAGCCATGCCCGCCGCTGGCCGGGTGGATGAACATGACCGGATAGCGCCCCTCGTTCCACGCGTCCTCGGTGGCCGGGTTGTCGTCGAACTCGACGCCCATCGGGAACGCCTTCTTGAGCCGCTCGAGGTCGGTGCGGAAGTGGTAGGCCACCAGCACCGGCATACCCGCCGCCTCTTCGATCACGCTCTCCAGCGCCTCGATCTTGGCCTCGTGGACCGGCTCCCACTGGGTGCGCTCCTTGTCGAGGTAGATCGCCCCGTTGGCGAGCTGCAGGCACTTTATCGTCCGGCTGGCCGCGTGGACTGCCTCGATCTCGTGCTCGCGTATCTGGAGGAACATCTCGCGTTCCATCTGCTTGTACATCGCCCGCGCCTTGGCGGGCAGCTCGACCACGATCTTGTTGTGGATCGGGTCAGGCACGTCGATGTAGTCGCGCGGGTCGATCGTGATGCAGATGTCGCGGATGCGGTCCTGTATCTGCTCCTGCGCCCAACTCACCGGGCGTGTGCCCGCGAACTCCGAGTTGCGGTGCGCCTTCTGGAACCAGCGGTTCTCGTAGGCGGAGAAGCTGCGCCCGAGGCGCTCGCCCCGATCGAGGAACCAGAGCGGCCCCCACAGGTCGAGCAGCCCGTTGGGCGTGGGCGTGCCGGTCAGCTCGATGAAGCGGTTCACGTTCTTCGACCACGCCACCCGGGCGAGCTGCTGGGTGCGCTTGCCACCCTGCATGGTGCGGTAGTTCTTGAGCCGGGTGCTCTCGTCGCTGACGATCGTCTTGAACGGCCACCCGGCGATCCCGAAGTGCTGGACCAACCACGGCAGGTTCTCATAGTTCATCGTGAAGATCGAGGCGTTGCGGTTTGAGAGCGCCGCGAAGCGCTCGGTCGCGGTGCCGATCACCGGCTGGACCTCGAGGTGTTTAAACCTATCCCACCTGCGCAGCTCGTCGGGCCATGTCTTGTTGGCGACGCGCTTCGGGCCGAGTACCAGCGCCGGGGCGTCATCGAACAGGTCGATGTTCTCCAGCGCCAGCGCGGTGCCCAGCGTCTTGCCCGAGCCCATGGCAGCGAACACCCCGGCGCGATCGTGCTCGCGCAGGTGGTCGATCATCGGCGGCTGCCATGGGCGGAGCTCGGGGTTCATTGGAACAGCGGCTTGGGGTAGGCAACCCGCTGGGTGTTCAGCGCAGCCAAAACCTCTCCCTCCGGCAAGGACAGCGCACGGACGTACACCACTTTCACCGCTTTGTGCCTTGTGGTCCACCCCGGCATCATCGCTTTAATGGCCTTTTCGTCCTGCGTACCGTACCGCGCGTACATCGTCCGGGGGTGTACTTCGTTGCCATCGGGGTCGTAGAAAAACTTAGGAGCGCCATGCCTTGTGTTCTTGCTGCAAACCCAACCGCACGCTTGGTATATGCCGCCGTGGTGCCCTTCGTCGGGGTCTGCGTAAGAAATAATCGCTGGAGTTCCCTGCGCTTTAAGGAGGCGCACTGTTTTTGAAAGAAAAGACGACAAGAACACTCTTGCTCCGGGGACGCGGACAAGACGCCGCAGCTCTTTCCACTCTTTTGGTACAACTCTGCTTACGGGAGGGCCGTAACACGCAACCGCCAACACTTCTCCAGCCGCGTTAAGCGCGGCAAAGTTTGTGCTCGCGTTACTTGGCAGCGAACGTGAGTAGTGGTGCGCTTCTATAAAAGGGGCGGCTTGTGCCCGCGTGAACGGGACGACAGCGTGCGGTTTTTCCATTTACGTCTTCTCCGTCTTGTCGTCCACGCGCGGCAGTTCCTGAATGAACATGTCGAGCATCTCGTAGAGCAGGGCCACCTCGGCAGGATCGAGCACGAGGTGCCGCTCCGCCGCGAAGCCGCGCTTGAGTTGCAGGTGGACCTTGCCGCGCTGCGTCATGGTCTCAAGGCGTGTGATCTGGTCGCAGCGCGCGTCCTTGCGGAGCGCGACGACGCGGGCCTCGGGCCGCTCAGGCGCGAAGGTGATGCGGAGCTGCGTGTCGGTCAGGATCGCGCTGCTGCCGAGGGGGTCGATGC